TATTCTGTTATCAGCCGCTCAGTGGAGTTAGTAGTAGCTGGGCAGGTCGTGGATATTTTGGAGGAGATACAGTAGGTGCCGTATTAGGTCAATACAATGATACCGTTCAAATGGGAGGACATAATAAGGCATTAACTACCTGGGCCAAAATATGTATTAATCCAGAACCTACCTCCTATGTCGGCATTGGAACCAACAATCCTACCGCTGCTACCCTTCATGTTGGAGGAGCCATCTATGCCTCAGGAGACATAACCGCCTTGTCGGATCAGCGATACAAACAAAACATTTTTCCTTTGACCAACTGCTTGGATTCCGTCTGTTCCCTCACAGGATACTCGTATACACGAACCGACTACAAACCAGGTGAATCCCAGATCGGTTTGATTGCCCAAGAGGTCAACCAGGTGTTCCCTCAAGCCGTCAATTACGATACCGAGAGTGATATCTACAGTTTGAACTATACTGCCCTTATCGCACCGTTGGTACAATCCATCAAGGAACTTCGCGAACAAGTGAATCAACTGAAGGCTCGTCTTGGTTAGAACTTGGTTAGAACTTGGTTAGAACTTGGTTAAACGTTGTATAATTATTTTATTCGATTACAATCCAATAAAATAGCTTTTAAAACTTATATGCCAAAGGCTTACATCCTTTTACCGTCCATATAATTCGACACGCATCGACCGATTCAAGCCAGTTGTTGTCTGACAACATGTAATTGCATCACCTGCACTATAATTCATACCTGATCCATACGTAATATTCATACCAATTCCACCACCCACATCCGATGAACTAAAATCACCAGGAGCATTTTCATTAAAAATAAATCCCCATCGGAAATTACTATTTACTGTTCCAATATGACTTCCTCCTCCAAAGATATGACGTCTTGAAGGATTTTGAGTGGACCAAATATTGTAGGAAAATCCTGGAAAGTTAATCGGATCGGGATAGCTCGGCGAATCACGTGATGCCGAGAATCCTGTTAGTGCCGTTGCACGTGTACCACTTGAATAATAATTATTAACCAGCCATGTCCACGAATCAGGTGGCGACGCAATGCTTCCACCTGTATATCCCACATCAGGCCACACCGCCAATACATCCTTGATCATCGCGTAATTCATAACATCAAACTTGGCGTCCCCATCATTACGATTGGTTTGAGCTGGATTCAACGTATTAACGCCCGTCCAGTACCCTGAACTATATTGAAACGTCGTTCCACGCGTCGCCTTCATCAACATCATCCAGCCTCCTCCATCCCATGCACTATTCATCAAACAATATATGGCCGTCGACGTTCCATTCACATTAATATAATATACACCATCTGTGTTGGTGGTCGGTGAAATCGCTTTGGTAATACGAGCACTCTCCGCAGGAAACGCAGAGTTTATACCAAGACTGTAAAACACATACCCTGTCATATTATACGTTCGAGTAATACCTGGTGCGGAAAAGGAAAAGTTATAATTATCACCGTAGAAATTATCACCAAATTGACATCGAATGGGATAAAAGGTTCCTGCTGTTAAGGCGATGGTTCCACTTCTTTCTTGTGCACCGTGAATACCACTATTATTGACAAGTGCATTTGCCGTGGTATATCCCGAAAGTGCAGTTGACCCAATCCATGCATACGACGCATCATCCGAGACAGTATAAAACGTATAGGTTCCCGTCACAGTTGCATAGAAATAGCCAAACCATTCTACAGAATACACATCCCACGATTCATTATTTGGAACAACACCACCTGTTGCAGCGTTGATACTCGATGTATCCGTCGTAGATCCAATGTAATTTTCAGTTAATGTACTGAAAATAGCGGGATTGTCATTAAAGTATATTCCAGTAAATACACGATAGATAAATCCTGATTTCAATACTTTCGACTTTCCTGCAAATTGCGACATGGAAATGTTTACATCCGTTACGCCTGGAATGCCCGATCCATAGGCAGGTGCATAACTCGGACGATACTGACTTAAACTCACCGAGTTCGAATCATTCGGCCCAATGACCCTTCGAAGATCCGAGAATGCAATTGGTCCACTCGGAAGTGCCATCCTTATTATAGACGATGTTTATTTAGAAGTGCTATTGTTATGATTTGAAACAGTGTTGTATTTACCAAAAAAATATGACGGAATACCATTAGATAGGATGGCCTCGGGCGATTTTAATAATCTCATCCTCCGAAAAGTCGTCGCTTATAATCCCGACGGCTCGTTCATCAAAGACGGATATGTCTTTACGGTTAGTTCCAATGGTAAACATAACTGGACACCCGATCTCAATTTGAATCGTATGGTTCTTAGCACGTTCACCCTTAACTCCCTTTTGTATGTATCCACCTCCAAGTTCGATTCAACAACGATCTCGTCGCTTGCCGTTAGTACCACAAACTTGTCAAGTGTAACGGTTTCAACCTTGAATGTCGCCAGTACTGGATACAAATACATGATCGGTAGCTCCATCGTGAATTCCTCCCTGGCTGGAACCAGTGCCGTGATTTCCGCTATTTCCTTCTCCACTCTTCGAGGATCCACCTCGTTTACCACCGATGCAACGATATCCTCCTTAACTGTCTCTAGTGCATTTGTTTCTACCATGGACAATATCATCATCACGGCATGCAGTTTTAGAGCATCTACCTTTGTTTTCGTGACGACTGATTTTCAATACAGTGTCATCTCCACCCTATCCTGCATCAATATGAGCAATTCCTCTACATTTGTCGGATCGACAATGACCGTTGTCAACCTGAGCACTTCCGTCCTCTCCTTTTCGACCCTCTTCGGAAGCACCATGACGCTCAATCAGGCCACCTGGAACTCCACGATGAACGGCTCCAGTCTCGTCGTTCGAAGCGTGAATTATTCTACTCTCACGGGATCCACACTCAGTACTAACGCTATCGTCTTTCAATCCACCATGATCGGATCTAGTATCATTGCGAGCACCCTTGTTCTTCATAACTCTCTTACCACCTCCACCCTTGTCGGATCTAGTATCCAGATGGACCAAATGGTTCTTCGATCTACTGCTACCGTCTCTACCATTAATTTTACGAGCGGAACCTATTCGACCCTCTCAGGATCGACTCTTGCCTTAAATACTGGTTTTTGGAACTCGACCCTGATCGGTTCCACCTTGAATTTTAACAAGGGAACCTATTCAAGCCTTACGGGATCGACTCTTTCTCTCAATACCGGATTTTGGAACTCGACCCTGATTGGATCGACCCTGAATTTGAATACAGGAACCTATTCCACATTATCCGGCTCAACGATCGACGCCAATGTGCTAACCGTCAACTCTACCATAACGGGATCCACTATGACCATGACGGGAATATCGTATTCTACCATTACGGGAAGTAGCATTATGACAAGTGATGTTATCGCATCCAGTTTGATAGGTAGTACCATTAGCTTTACGAACTTGTCATTCAGTACCCTCACCATCAGTACGGTAACCGCCAATGTCATCTATCCTCTTTCTCTTGTCGGAAGTTCGATTCGTACCGAAATGTTGTCTGCCTCCACGATTCTTACCGTGTCCACTGGTGGAAAGGCAGGTATCGGAACAAACACCCCCAATTATCCCCTCACCGTTTCCAATAGTGCCTTTAAAACCATGGAAGTGAACCGAATTAGTACCGCTGTAAACGATTTTTATGCATCAGGAACCGTCTATTCCATAACACACCCTGCCACTGGGTTCCGCGGTGAATATGCTTACGCCTATGCGGGTGCCAGTACCATCGCGACCACGACCGAATCTCAGGCCGTCGGATATTACGCCATTGACGTAGCCAACCTCGGTATCTTTGGAACCGAAACCGCTGGCGGTCCATCGGGTGCCACTTTTTACATTGATCCTAACAAGACCTTCTTCCAAAACACCAATCTCGGTATTGGAACTACCGCACCCACATGGCTCATGACGGTTGCAGAGGATATTCCCATTGCGACCATGACGCTGAATCCCATGGATGCCCAGTTGGTCATCTCTGGTAAAACCAATACAGGAACGCTCAAATTCGGATCTTATTACACCAACAATGGAACACCGCAGTTTGGAACCGCCATTCAGAGCAGTTATGTTACCGCTGGATACGACGTCGGTTCCTCCATAACATTGAATCCTCTCGGTGGAAACGTAGGAATTGCCACCACCAATCCATCTCAGCTCTTTCATGTGATGGGTGCCATTGCAACGGACGCAGGTGCTCCTTATGGACTTCTTCGTATGATTGCCTTCAATAACGCCACGTACATTCAGTCAGGTCTATCCGGTGCAACTGGATCCGCTGCTCCACTGTACTTTACCAGCATGAACAGTGGCAGCATTTGGGCATCCATCAGTGCAACGGGTATGGTGGGAATCGGAACCGCTGCGTCGACGATTCCATTACAGGTCAATAACAATGCGGGAACATACAGTACACCCACCGCATCCATTTCAGATGGCCCTGCCGATCTAGGAGGAACCTATGGTATGCTTCATTTGACTCGTCCTGGAGGATCTTCGGATAACAAGGGTCATCTAACACTCATTCGAAATGGATTTAGTGTCTTTAACATTGGATACTTTTCGGGATCGAACACGGTTGGTTTTGTTTCGGCCAATAACATGAATAGTTCAAACGGAATGTTCATCATGTCAACGGGATTTACAGGTATCGGTACCTTTACCCCACAGAGCAAATTCCACGTATACAACGGTGTCACCATTCTTTCTTCTGGAACCACCAGCAATGCGGCAGCGTATGCCACACCCACCACCCTTCATTTGCGTGGTCCCTCTGCAACCAGTACTCAACTTGTCTGGGAATGTGTTAATATAAATACCGCTGCCATTACCGCATCAACCGGATACGGGTTGTCCTATGGAACTCAGCTAGGCGATCATGTATTTCGAACAGGCTGTACGTATAATGGAGATTTTTCGGCAACAGGAACCGAGCGATTCCGTATCGCCGCGAACGGTAATGTTGGTATTAATTCTAGCACTCCAAATTATACATTGGAGGTCATAGGTAATGCTCGCATTAGCAGTCTTCTTACAACCCCCTATATATCCGCTCCAGATATGAGAAGTCAAACTAATTATTTTAAACCGAATCATCAACCTTCAAACTCATTTTCAGTTGGATTTTTTGGTGGTGCAGCATCAGGAACATGGGCTGATGGAATTCAATTGAATACCTATTCGGATTCATCAGGTGGAAATCAAAACTTGGTCCTCTTCCAAAAGAATGGAATTGGATTGCGTATCTACCAGGGTAGTTGGCAAGCCAATTCTAGTTATTCAACCTACAAAGATGCGGTCATGACGGATAGTAGTGGAAATACAAGTATTAGTGGAACATTAACTGTTGGCACCCTTGTTGTAGGAAGCGGTGTACTCATTCCTGTTGGTATCATTGTTATGTGGTCTGGATTAGCTTCAGCCGTCCCAACAGGATGGGCATTATGTAATGGTGCAACCGTCAATGGGTATACAACACCTAATTTATTAGGTCGTTTTGTTGTTGCAGCTGGACCTGGAAGTTATAATCCTGGCGATCAAGCTGGTGTAAATACAACCTATCTAGATGTCGGTCATCTTCCTGCCCACACTCACTCCATGCCTGATCTGCGCCACGACCACACAGGTGGAACACGTACACTATCGCACGCCAACTCAGGTGGTTGCGATGATCAACAGTGGGGTACAGGTAATCGAGAGTGTGGATGGGCTTCTATTAATATTTTTACGAATGCAACTACATGGTATGCAACAAATTCTTCCAATCCACCAACTTCACTCGGATATACAGGAAGTGGATGGGGATTTGAAAATCGTCCACCCTTTTATGCATTATGTTATATCATGAAGGTATAAGAATATAAAGAATAGCATTTTATATATGCATATAATGAATCAAATAGATCGATTTTTTATATCATCCGACGAACGAGTTAAAGGCTGTATTTGTCCAATAAATGGTTTATTATGCAAACTAGATCAACTGAACTTTGTCTCTTATGATCGACTTGGTAAAGATACTTATACACAGGAGGTTGGTGTTATTGCTCAGAATGTTAATAATGTATTTCCAAAAATGGTAAAATTTACAACAAATTACCTTCCAAATATTCAGCAAAAAGCCGAGCATTCCTTAATATCAAAAGATGTTGTATTTATTCGATTTGATAATACATTACCTATCAGAGAAAATGACGAAGGATTATTTCTTATTACTCATCCTGGAGGTAGAACAAAAGATAATCATGTAGCTACTATTATTAATGCAACTGATGTTTCTATTGAAATTAAGAAATGGGTCGAATATTCATCAAGCGATGAAGTATTTGTATATGGAACCAGGGTGGACGATTATCATTCCGTTGACATATCACAAATCGGCGTACTAGGTGCTGCCTGTGCAAAAGAACTGCACCAGATGGTGAAATGCCAAGCGGAAACGATTGCTGCACTTAACGGAACGTGTGCTGCGCTTCAAGCGGCGAATGCCACGACAAGCAGCCAATTGGCTATGCTTCAAAAACAAATAGACGACCTTTCTGCCCGTCTTTCATAATTGGCTGACCCATCTTATTTTGTGTTATTCATCATACCAAAAAATAAGATCATAGTAGAGATGGCATCTGGACTTGCCAGTTTTAACGCTCGGCGAAATGTGCGAGCACCCGCCATTACGGTCAGCACGATCCAAGGCTCTTCTATTTCAACTGCTTCCATTACAACGACTACGTTGTCCCTGTCTACCCTGACCGGTTCCACCATAACCACTAATATGTTGTCGTTATCCACCCTAACCGTTTCCAGTATCAATAGTGGAGCACCTGGTGTGGCAGCCTATTCAACATTGAACGTGAGTTCTATGAATGCGACTTCTTCCATTACCACGTCGAGTATCACTACATCCAGTATTATTACCGCTCCTGGGTACAACTCTAATATCAGTAATGTTATCTATACCTCTCTAGCCGATTCAGGACAAACCGCTGCGAGTTTTACCACATCAGGCTTACCCCCTACCGCTCCATCAGGTAGTGTCATTTCGGGTTCCTATCGTCTAACAGCAGGTGCCTCTGCTGGTGCGGCATCCATGCGACTTGCCTCCTTTACCTACACTGCAGGAACAACCTACAATTTTACTTTTACGGGTGTACAAGGTTCCACGAATTTATCACTCTCGGTGAGGCAATATAATACAATGGGAACGGGAGATACTACAATTAGTGCGGATATTTACTTATTTGGTACAACGACAACAACGATCTCTGGATCCTTTATCCCAAATCTGTATGCTCCATCTTATTCAGGAGCAATTGTGTTCTATGTCCAGGCTCTTTCTGTGAATCAATATGTTAATTTTACATCGTTCAGCATGACGGTGGGTTCTATGAATGTGGGTATTGGAACAACGAACCCACTTACAAAACTTCAAATCACACAAGATGGAAACTCAGTTGTGAATGAAGGTGGAACCCATTCCATGGGAATTCTATCCAATCAGGGAACATCTGGAACAAATCTCATGTATATGATGTTAGATGCCGATTATACCAATCAATGTTGTTCCATTCAATCGATTGTCTATGGACTGAAAGTATGGAATCTCAGCCTGAATCCTCGTGGTGGAAATGTCGGCATTGGAACAACGAATCCTGCACAAGCATTACACGTATATGGAACGAATCCCTATTTCTATTTGGGAGCAACCGCATCCAACTATAATGTGGCACAATTTTCATTTAACACAGTAAGTTCAGGAAGTACTTCCAATTATGTGTCCATGCAGATCTATAATGGTCCTACTACACTATGCTTCAATGGATTAGGACAGGTCGGCATCGGAACGACGAATCCTGCGGTCAGTCTCCATGTCTATGGATCATCAAATACTGGATATCAAAATCGCATTCAAATTGAAGGCAATGCCAATGATGTTGCGTGTATTAATTTGAAAACCGCCTCCAATACATCCTATATCTTTACGGATGCGAGTGGAAATCTTCATCTCTATCCTAATACTCCCGCATCACAGCGTGTATTTATCCAACCCAATCCAAGTGGAAGAGTGGCCATTGGTAATAACGGAAATACTCCCTTGGGAACACTCCAGATAGGAGCCGCAACAGGGGCAGTTGCATGTGATGGAACCATTGTGGTTGGCAAAACGAATGGGTCAACTAGTTATCGCAATTTCAAGATGGGATATGATGCCGACTATAACTTTGTATTGGGTGATTTTGCAGATGGGTCGGCCTGGACACCACAGTTGAAATTCGCCTATTCTGCACCAGCGAATTGCATCGCTGTAAATTCAAGTGGCTATGTTGGTATTGGAACAGCGACATCCACTGCAAGTTTGAATGTATATGGATCAGGAAGCAATTCTAGTGGTCAAAATGTTCCATTTTCAATAACAAACAGTAATAATGGATTAAAATGGGATGTGGGTCCCAATCTCTATGCAGGTGATTTTGTTATTTTTTACAATAATGCAGGTGCTTGGTTGAATCATTTGAACCCTGCCGGCGGATGGAACTTTCAGTCGGATCTTCGACTGAAAGATGAGATTGTATCCATACCCAATTGCCTCGATACCATTGAGGCATTGCGACCAGTCAGTTATCGCTGGAAGTCCAACATGGATTCGCAGTACAAATCGTTTGGTCTAATCGCACAAGAAGTGAAAGATGTACTCCCCGAACTTGTCAGCTCGATCCAAGACGTGGAACATGGAGAGATCTATGGAATTTCTTATAATGGATGTATCCCGATTCTGATTGGAGCGGTCAAGGAACTCTCCGCAGCGAATGCCGCTCTCCAAACAGAAAATGCCCAGATGAAGTCTCAACTGGCTAGCCTTATTGCCTGGGCACAATCACAGGGCTTTAATGCATAAATCATTTATCATGCTCGGTTGTAAAAGAGAAGCATGAATAAAAATACAGCGTTTTTTTAACCCGTCTCCTTAGAGATGTCTGATACGCTACGGATTAATAATCTGTTTACGACCGCTATGGCGTATTCCACATTAACGGGATCGACCATCACAGCATCGAGTATCACAACACCTGTTATTGCAACCACCACTGGATTTACGACCATTGGACAGAATACAGCCAATCCCAACCGATTTGTTGAAATCGGTTCTGACGCTGCCAACTCTGTTTATTTTGATTTTCATTCTAGTGATTCAGCCCTTCCCGATTATTCTACACGTATTCAATCCAATGGAGGAGCAACCATTGGACAAGGTCATATGCTAATACAGGCATCCACAATCAATGTTCTTGGGACAAGCGGTGTGGGAATTGGAACGTCGACGCCTCTAACCACACTTTCTATCTATAATACGATTGCGGATAGTACGAAAGCACCAGACGTTGATAATCGTGCAGGTCAATTGACCATCTCAAACAGTAAATCGGGAACCACTATATATAGCATGGCAATTGGTATGGATCAAGTCTATGGTATTGGATATATCAATGCAGCAGGAAATAGCTCTACACAACCTGTATGCCTGAATACACGCGGTGGAAATGTCGGTATTGGAATGACCAATCCAACTGGTAAATGTCATATTTATGGAGCTGGTCAGAGTACTGGTACAACTGATGTTTATAGCTTGAATGTATCTTCTGCTGACAGTTTTAATGGAAATGGAGGCATAACCGTTTATTCAGAATCCATCAATATGAAAGCTGGCGATTTGACGTGGGGAGGTGGTGTTCGCGTCTATGGTGCACGAATTTATATTGGAGGTGGATATTCCATCAATGCCGCTCAGAATCAAGGAAATATTGTTATGTATACCGGTAATGCTGCCCGCGTGCAAATTGAGAATAGTGGCAACGATGGTGTTATCAGCCACTATGTACGATATTATAGACAATATGCAGGAATTGATGCGGATGCCTCCTCCTATTTTCAAAATAGTAGTGCCGGTTCAAGTGCGTATTTTAATATAATTATTGGAAATAATACAGGTAATACCAATCATTTTATGAACTCTTCCACAAGAACAAATGACGGTGGAGCAAATGGTTATACGATTCGTAATGACACAACTGGCGGTGTTCGCTTTTTGTGTAGCGGTGGTGGGTTTGCTTCATGGAATGCAACCAACACTGGAGGCTCGAACAATACCAACGCCGTTATAAATTATACAAATGCTACCACTGGTAATCTTGGATCATGGAATGCTCAGGGATTTACTCTTTTTTGCAATACAAGTACACCAGCTGGAAATCAACCTGCTCTTGGTTTCGCAAGTAATAATTATAATGCAAATTTTATATCAAGTTTAGCTCCAGCCGTTCGTTGGATGGATTTATATCTTTATAATGCGACTACCGTTTTTACCCGTGATGGCAGTGTAGTTGGCTATACTGTTCCATCGGGTGGTTCGAATGTATCAGACGAGCGAGAAAAATATGATATCAAGGATTTGAAAACAACTCGCTCATTAGAACGTATTTTGAGATGCAAGCCAAAGTATTACAAACGTAAATATTATGATTATGACAAAGACGGAAATCCTCTTACACCTGCCCCTCAGTCCTCAAAGGATGCGATCTGTATCGGATTACTCGCCCAAGAGGTTCAAGATCACAATCCACACTGTATTAGTACTTGGAAGAATGAAATGATCAAAGAAACAGATTGTGATGATGGTATGCGTTTTGGTGTAAATTATGGCGATTATACCATTCATTTGATCGGAGCCGTGCAGGAGTTAAATTGTAAGATTACTCAATTAACCGCCACAACAGAAACTCAAGCCACACAGATCCAAGATCTTTCTTCACAGTTAACCGCAGTTCTTGCTCGTCTGAGTGCAGCAGGAATCGCATAAGATTTGTTCGTATTATTAAAAATTCTTATTATGATCATAGTAAGAATTTTTAAGACTTTTTTGTAAAAAAGGCCTTATAGAATCTTCGAGCTAACACCAAACGCCTTCTTCAACTCCGCCGTCGGCGGAGGCGTTAAACGAAGCGAATGCTGTGCTTCCTTGACAATAGAGGCCGGTTGGAGAATTCCCCATCGTTTCCAGACCTCCTCCTTTCCAATCGTATATCGCCACGGAAAATCCATCGGCTTCTTCAAATGTCGCTGAACGACCGCATTCTGCGTTTGCATCCAATCCGATTGTTTCTTGATCAGCCGATGAAACAAGGCTTCATTACCCATCGAAAGGAATCCCGCATACAACAGTTCCGCCCATGCTTCCGTCTCCGCTTCCGTTTGATCCACCCCATGATCCATATGATCCAGGCACGATGCATGCTGTAATTCATGGATCAGAACACGTGTCGCATCCTCCGCTCGGTACAACATAATCGTCTGTTTATTGCAATTGTATGTATACCCGCCATTAATGTTCTCAGGGGTAATGTGCGGATACGAATTGTCCATTCGCCTCGAATGAATGGGCTGTAAAGCACTCTTGGGAAACTCTCTCAGTGAAGGGTGTGCCAACAAGAAGACTTTCGCCTGCCTCGAACCTCGTTCATGGTACGATCGAAGGATACGTCCCCATAGGCCCCACGGAACATGTTGTTCCTTATCATCATAGATCGCCATGACCTGTCCATATTCGCATTGACGCACTTCATATCGTGCCGTTCCCGCCTTGAATCGCTGGAACATTGTTTTCCTCGCACCCAGTCGATCAAAATCCGACGGCTGACTACACTCTTCTTCTAAATACGCCAGGTCCGTCTGCGAAACAAACGGGATGGTCTTCCAAACCGGTTCTTTCTTTTTAAATTCATGCCGAATAACATCCAGCACGGCGTTCAGAAGCGCCATTCTACTTAGAGGGTCGCAATTGATGCAGCTGGCGTGCCAGTTTCAAATGCACATGCTCCCAGAGAATCGGGATACGATACGACGTGACTAAGACCCAGCCCGAACCCGATTCCGCATTCCACAGGGTATGTAAGAGCGGGGCACGAATCGTCGGAGTGATCCATTCCGTTTCATAGATTGCCGCGATCCAATACATAATCACATCGGTCCATCTCAGATTCCTCTGTAGACATGTATAAATCCACGTCCTGACATCCGCGATCTTTGATGGCTCCCCGTTCAACGACCACTCATTCAATGTTTTCTTGAAATACGAGAGCCACACATCCTCCGTGCACAACTTGGCACGCTGGACATAATTTGCCAAGAGGCGATCTTCACCTCTCACAGGAATCTCAAAACAGAAATCACGTAGGCGACTACACATCGGGAACTCGGTGGTCAGAAGGATCGCAAATGTCGGATACTGCTCCAAACACTCTTGTAGCTGCAGCACCGACTCGTCGGTCAAGAAATGGGCGTGATACAGCACAAGGTATCGTGTCTGAATGGCCGACGCCATCAGGCATACGTCCTGTTGTCCCGTCCAGCGTGTCAGAATGGATTGCAAGAACACCTTATCCGACATCGACATGGTCGCCGTATCAAATCCCAGATGCAGGGCCGATTCCTCATACGGAATGGACTTGCCCGAGGCATCATCGTCATCTTCATCCGGATCGCCACCGTTCGTCTGCTTGTTCAAAAACCATGTACTCTTTTTCATATCAAAGGGAACGCCTGCCTTTTCCGCTTGTTGTTGCAGGAAAGACAGGAGTTTAGTTCGTTTACCACAACCTTTGGGGCCACGCCATGCATAACTACAGGGCTGATCCATTACCTAGGATGTCAGGGCGATTGTTTAGGTTTACTCCGTCTTCTCTTTCGCCGCATGAATCTCTTCGTGCAATTGATTGACTGTATCTGATCCAGTACGTTGAAACCAGAAAGGAAACACGGCGTGAATGAAGAGTGCGGTTGATCCCTTGGCCATCTGGCATGCCATGACCGACGCTTTCAGAAAGTGCTGACCATAGGTGGTTCCCTGCTCCGTAGGGTGCTGTCGAAACATCGCTGCAATTTGCTCACATCGATCCTGTACGACGGCCCAGCACGTTTTACCACATTCCTTAAGATTCTCTTGACTCAGCGTTCTACCAACGCTTTGACCCACTTCTTGTGCACTTTCGTGATCCATGTTCTAGGATAGTGTGCGTCTTTTTTCTTTATGTCCATTTCCTATACGGGCCTAAATGACCCCGTCGTGTGTAGGATAAGAATGATTCTTGCCATCCCCTATCAGGCATTTGAAGTCAACCATATTCACTTGAATCCCTTTCAACTTGATCGGTTCGGTAAAACCATCGCCAAACTCTCTTATAAAGACAACTCCATCGATTTCCACGATGTTAGCATTCTGTCGCCGCCCCTTCGTATCGTCGATTACAACCCTGAAACGTCTCGTCTTCGCGTGGACATCTCGGATCATCCCACGTTCATGGTAAAAATGAATACACTTCATGAATATTTGGTGAGTACGTTTTACGTGCATCAACAAAGCTTTCTGAATCTGCGGAACAAGCCGTATGAGTCCATTCGCCATTTATTTTATTTCTTGCTCGACGGGAACATCCTGTCTCTTTTCATTTATCCGACCGTATTGGTCAAAACGGATAACGAACAGACGCTACACGTTTCTGATTTGAAGTCGGGGGATACCATTCGATGCATCGTACGCTTGCAGGGTGTGTCTCAAATCCCCAATAAGGATGACATTCGTTTGAGGCTGCATCATTCGGTTCCTTCGGTCTGGTCTCTAAGCTGAAAGGTCTTACATCTTGCTGATCATCGAAATGGACAACGAACAAACGGAAAATCCCAGAGACATACACATCATTAGCAACAGAAGATACATAAAACGATCGCGTGCTTGTACTTCCTTATACAACATTGAGATGCCAATAAACAAGGTAATGGATCCCACTGCACTAATGATCCATACCTTTCGGAGTTCTGTTTTAATTTCATTCCAGTCTGCGGTCTGATCCATGTATTTTCCCGCCATGACAAAGGAGGTTATATAGAGAGCCAAGGCAATCACTCCGAATACGATGACGATCATTCTATTTATAGGTTCACTTAGAAATGGCGGAGATGGCGAGTGCTGAATACGATAATGCCAGGGTGATGCATGACATGATCAATACGATATAGATGATATTGCTGGGATCCTTGATAAAGTAAAGAAGAAGTGCCAAGAAGAGAGCAAAGGAACCACCAATGGTAAGACCTAGGATTTTATTGATCTCTGGTTTGATTTGGTTCTGGCTATCCTTTGTTCCTACGAACTGCGAAATGACCACAAACGATCCAATGTATAGACCTACCGCGAGTAGTCCACAGACAATCATTCCCGTAGTCGATGCAATAGCGGATCCCGTCCAACTGGATGGATCTGTTATGGCCTCTACTGCGTTCGATGCTGCGTTTTTTACTCCTGCCGCGGCTGAGGCAACTGCACTGTTTCCACTCGCAGAGGTAGACATTCTATGATGAATAGGCTTTTTATTTATCACTTCTTTTGTGCGTTGGATGCAGCCATAAAGAGTTTGACCTGTGAACGAACGTCATCCGCATAAGGAAACGACTTCAAGGGTTCCATACCAAAATAGACGACCAGGATCAATAGGATAAAAAAGATGATTTGACCACCTATCATTAAAATAAAGTTCGATTTGGAAAAATCATACATTTCTATCTCTACTGTTTTTTATTCTCCGTACACAATAGGCCATGAAAACAAGAAAACGCAAACTGAGTCTCAAAGACATCTCACGATGTCATCCAAGACTCAAATCAAAAAAGAAATGCCTACCTACCACCGTCTATTCTGATATCGAACGGAAGGTTGGATCGAAAGGTTCCAAACTCTTTAAGGATCTGGGATGTGGCGAAAACGAAGAACATTGTCTCTTAGACAAGGCACCTCTTGATGCAGAGTTCAAAAAAACCGTCCGTACCCAATATCTTCGCCCCAAGAGACCCGCTGTATGGGACGAAAAGCCCAATCAGTGGCTGGATAATTTTAATATCGAGAACGTCATGAAACAATATGAAGACGTCTTTCCTTGGTTCGAATTCATGGGTGTATTCCCCATGGACTTCTCGGCACCCGATCCCTATCTCAAACAAGACACCCCGAAATGTCTTCACGCAGAACTCTGTAATTTGAACTTGAAAGACGAGTACAATAAGGGCAAACGTGGGATCGGAATGGTATTCAATCTGGACCCCCATTACAAAGGTGGAAGCCATTGGGTCGGGTTATACATTGACCTTCATAATATCAAGAAGCCCATCATTTCCTATTACGATTCTTATGGAATGAAAACACCTCCCATGATTGCACGATTCATGCGTGCTTTTACCCTTCAAATCCCTGACTGCGAACTCGGATTTAATGCCCGTCGCTTCCAATATGGTCAGTCCGAATGTGGCATGTTCAGCATGTATTTCATCATTTGTATGATGTATGGAATCCCGTTTCGTGAATTCTGTAAGGATGCCGTAAAAGATGGATTTATGTTGGATCTCCGAAAGATTCTGTTTGCGAAATAATCGTAGGAAAAGCCATATAAAAGATTTAGGAGGATAAGATAGTAATGTATCGTCCGGCCCTTAACCAACAACAGCAAGGTTCGGTTCAAAACGTCTTTTTTAGCGAAAAGAACTATAACACCCTTCAACTGGTTCTCCTCCAAGATTTCCAGAGCCGCAATGGTGCACCATTAAGCGACGATCAGCGTGCTCGCCTGGGAAAGACCCTCGATCATTACCTTCGCCAGGTCTACGAGAAACAGGGGGAGAAACCCATCACGACACTCAATAAGGAAGTTCTCGGTGCATGTGCGAAGGATTTCTCCCAATACTTGCAACGCAAGGAGCTCGTTAAGGGATCCAATCCCGTCAAGCAGGTCATGGACGATAACTTATTTATGGAAACGTCGCAGCGTTTTGAGAAAATTAGCCAAGAGCGTAACGAAGTCAAGGCACTTCCCCCCGCTGTTCCCGATTTTCGCATTTCGTTGTCCGAGGATGGTCCACCTGCCGCCGAGATGTTTGAGCGTGCCAAGAAAATGCGTGAAATGGAAGCCTTGCGTTCCCAACAGGCCGCCGAACTCGCCAAAGCCGATGCAGGCCTTCAGGGGCGTATTCAAGCCGATAATGTGTTTCAGGCCCAACAGGAGGCACAAAACCGCAACACCCAGTTGGCACTCGTTCAGCGTACGTCGGCTCCCCGCCCCGCGGCAGACATGCCCTTGGCGATTCTACCTGATCGTCGCGAGCTACTTATGGGATCTGTGGGTTCATTCGACGGTATGACTAAGGATCAGGGCAATGGTAATCCCACAATTGCTCAGCCACTGGATCTTCCCGTCCGTCGTCTAGGAACTGATTTGCCCCAGAACACCATTATTCGCCACGAGCCCGTTATTAGCTATCGTGAAATCGAGAACAATTTGTTTTTATACTCTGCCGACCGAGACTGGCTCCGAAACAATAAGGAGAACCGATACAACTTTACGGTTAACTTTGATCCCGCTGCCAACAGCCAGAGTTTCGGCCCCACCCTTTCGAGTCAGCAGAAATTCAAGAACATTGTTCGCATCGAGCTTGTTAAGGCCATTCTCCCTGGCGAGGGCTTGCAAGTTGCTGTTAATCGCAACACGTCCGAGAATCAGGTGGTCAATACCAACTTTAAAGACAATATCTTGAATCTCCCTTTTATCACCCTCCGTGTCGCCGAACTGGAAAACAACAACTACGGAACCGATCAGTTCCTCGATCGTAGTTTCGGTGTTCTTCAGTATGATGATCATTGGGTATCAGACACTGATGTCCAGAGCAAAGGATTCTTGGCTATGATTCCCAAGTTCCTCAAGTGCCAGAAAGAGTATTACCCCACTCCCTTGTCTACCCTTCAGAAGATGTCAATCGAACTCCGTCGCCCCAATGGAGAACTCATTAGTACTTCTCCCGATACCTTTGATATCGCTGGTATCATCGCCCCTCAGGCAGGAACAACCGCTGGAACCACCTTTCCATTCAGTCTTCCCCTCCAGTTTGGAACCACTGCGACCCAATACAATGTCATGGTTCCGGCCGTGAACGGTGATCCAGCCAACTTCTATATCAACACCTCCCGCTATTTCAGTAAATTCGAAATCAGTGCGGGTGATCGTATTCAGATCAGTGGATATACTTATGCACCTGAGGCACTTAACGATGAGACCCATGGTGGAACCTTGCGTGCGTTCTGCAACTGGATCAACCGCGTCGAAGGACATACGGTATTGGGATCGGCCTATTCTCCCACCACCAGTTCCATTCAGGACGGATTCAATGACGTTGGATATGCAAATTTCCTTGTCATTCCTGCCCTGTATCAGGACCCGAGCACGGGTAGCACTCTTCCTAGCTCCTTTGGAGCGAATCTAGGTGCGACGTTGAACGCCTTTGGCGTCAGTCTCCAATCACCCGTTCGCTTGATGAACATGAACAAACAGATCAGTCTAGTGTTCCGCATCATTACCCGTGAAATGGATTCGTTGCCGCAGCTTCGCCCAGAGAACAATTACTAAGCACTTTTTTCTAAAAACGCATAGTAGATATAATGTTATCCTTTAACATTATTTTATTATGTTTGGTATTGGTGATCCTTATCGGATTAACCTATCACCTTCCCTTTGTAGATGGTTTTGCAGATTCCGGTTCCCATACACAGTTTATTGAGGAATCCAATCGTAAACTCAATTCTCTTACCAATACGATTAATTTGACGAATCCTGCACTTCCCATCGATCCCATTACGACCGATTTGATTCATCAGGCCACCAACGTTATTTCAGTCGATCCCAATTCGAGTACCTATTCCTTATCTGCCAAAGCCCCCTATTCTCCTCCCGATCAAGCCCCTGGTGCCTTTCAATTGGCCGCCTCTTGCTCCGAAGCCCCCAAAACATGTTCCGCCTTCGACGATCCCAACTTTGCAAAGAATTGTGGTATGTCCTTTGATATCAATGGAATTGGATACGACGGACGTCCCTTTACTGGAGGTCTCTACGTGAGCCCCGACGATCGTGAACAACAAACGGCAAAGGCAAAGACGGTTCGCGACACAGGGTCCGCTCCTTATGATCCCTATAAAGTTTACCAACCCACCCTTGGAAAGGCAAAGTCTGGAACGTTTGGATTAACAAAAGATCAATGCATTGTGGTCAAAGAGAAACTAGATTGTGAGAGCAAACAAACTTTCAATACACCCAATTGCACGCAATGCTATACCTCCCAGTCCTTCTCTCGCGTCGGACCCGAAACAGGTCGTCTTCCTTCTACCTTGAACCTCTTTGGAGTCGGATCCGTTTCTGTTTCAAGCTCCAATGGAACCATTGCGTTGCAACAGACCAGTCTGAGTAAGGATAAAGCCATCGCGATTACGATTCCTCCCAATGCTGAAGGAACCACCTTTAACATTAATGTTTCTGGGTCCGCTCCCTTCTACCTCTCTGGATTCATCGAGGGCCCAACAGCACGTGGAACCTTCAAGCTTGAATTAATGACGATCGTTCAAAAGGATATCATTACCAATGCCAAGCCACGTATCTCGGGAACGGTAACCGTCGGCGGATTTCGCTGTTTTACCTTGATGCCAGGAAATGGAAAAACGAGCATGAATCTGTCATGCCTGATCCCATTTTCATTCATCAATATGTTCGACGGCGATGCTTTGGCGTGCGACAACGGACCCATTATTACGAATGAGGCCTCTGCCACCTTTTTGGAATCCGACCCCTGCTTTGGAAAGGACAACTCGCCTGGAAAATACAAGCTCGAATGTCTCCAAAGTCGCTGGATGGAACTTGGCGGAACCATGCAAGGAACCGGTTATCCAAAGGATCAAGCCAGTGCCGATGCCATTCAGAAGGATGCAAGTGGACGACCCCTCAGCATTGACGATATCGTCGATATCCTCGCCGTTAAATCAGCCCAAGCCCAGACAGGAACCGACGCAACTGGTAAGTCCTTATCCATTCCTGATTGGAATACTGTATCCATGTACATGACGGGTGTTCCCATCAATACTCCTTGTGATGGACCCAACAATTCTGTCGGGCCCTTGTCAAAGGATTGTTTGTCTTATTTGTATACCAACAAGGGCGTTTCCTCGCGTATTGGAAACACGTACACCCAGAATCCTGGTCGTGTCGCGAGTTCAAAGGAGGGATTTAGCGGTAAAACCGATATCGTCGAAGAATTGGATAAAGATAATTATTTGGAGGAGCAGTTTGAAAATCCTCCCAACACCTTTAACTATCCCAATACATCGATCGATCCTGCGACCGAGGCTGGAAAACAATTTGGTCAGACCCTCGGTGGTGTGGCGGCGGTGAAACAGAAATACGATGATATTAATCGTCTCGCCAATGATAATTCAAAGACCAATGCACAACGTTCTGAAGCATTGAAACAAGCATATGATGTACAGATTGGAACACCTTCTTCCAACAGGGATGATTTTGATGTAAGAATTCCAATGGGCAAGCCAACCAAAACCTATAATGATATGAAAGAATTCTGTGAGAGCAAAGGAAAACGTCTCTGCCAGTCGGGTGAAATTTGCGATATGGCAACACGTACGGTTATGAATCCCGATCTTACCTCTGAGTTTACAAATGATAATTGGATTGCAGTGGGCGATACTCCAAACGAATGGCTAACATTGAATCGAGGAGGATCTCGATATTGCAAAACACATACCGAAGTAGCAAACGGTCTGCCTGGATGGGGTGATTCACGCGACCCTACTGGATGGGAACGTTTGGCGAAATGTTGTGATGGAAGCCCCTATCTTCAAGGACGATACATTCGCATTCAATATGATCGCGTAGAATGTCTGAATCTAGCACAGATTCAAGTCTATAGTGCTGAAAACGATCGTAAAGGTATTATCACACCTAATATGGTGGTTACTAAGCCAAGTGGATGGGGCAATCCCGATGTATTTCCTGGTAAATACTTTGTAGACGGTGTTGGAAATTCATTTGTTCATACATCATGTGGTGAAGTTCCATGGGTAATGGTTGATTTGGGTGCGATTCGTCCTATTTATAAAATCGTACTGACAAATCGTCGCGATTGTTGTCTTGAACGTGTAAAAGGAGCGGTTATGATGATTCTCGATTCACAGATGAAATCCGTCTACCAATCGAGTCCGATTCTCACGGTAAACCAAACCTACACCTTTTTCCCACCATCCAAGAATGTGTATCCCGATTACAACGGAGACAAACCCGAACCTGGATTCATAAGCGATGGATGCTGGAAAGACACGGGTGATCGTGCCCTACCTATTCAAGAAGGAACCGACCCTCGCCTTACTGGCAATTACCAGACTCGTGCGGATGCGATCGAGAAATGCTACCAGGTGGCAAAAGAGCGTAAATATGCAGTGTTCGCCGTACAACATGGAGGACATTGCCAGGGAACAACCGATACACAAGGATATAAGAGGTTTGGACGTGCAAAGAACTGTGCCGCTGGAAAAGGCGGTGCCTGGGCAAACGACGTGTATCTCATTGGAGATAACGCCACTGCAACGCCGAAACCCAAGCCGACTCCTTGGACATGTCTACCTGGTATGCCAAGTCCCATTCACAAGAACGAAGATGGTGATGTGGAATGCATGTCCGTGAATGGTCGTGATTGCTTATGGTCATCCGATGCAGGTTGTCGACAAACCGTGGCGCGTCCTCCTGGAAACATCAATCCTCTCGTCTGCGGTGATCATCATGCACGTCAATGGGGTGGACCTGGTTATGATAACCCTGGACATTGGTGTGCCCGTGCGAAAAATATGATACAACAATAATTTGGGAGTATTTCTTTAAAAATACTAACGAATACCAGAATAGGATGTTTCGACGCTTAGCAGAAACATTTGATGGAACAGGGCAAGCGGATTCCGATCCGCATGCCCAATACATTAATCAACAAACTCGATATTTTGATACCCTTCCCAATATGATTCCGTCGGCAACTTCCGGTCTTCCTGGATTCGACAAGGCGATTCAGAGCGTGGATACAATGGGTCAAGGTCTACAAAACTATGCTGTTAAGCATCCCAATGAGATTTTTCGTCCCGATGTCAGTCCTGAACTGGCAAAACTGGCCTCGAAATGTGCGACCTCCACCGTGGATGAATTGATCGCCATGAAGAATTCGGCACTCGGCGTCGGATGCGGATGGATGTATACCCCTCCTAATCGCGGAAGCCCCTATCCCGTTGTGTCCAAAGGGATGATTGGAAACAAGGATGGCCCTCTTAAGGGATTTGATACACCTGATTATAAGAAATGGTTCTTTGATCTTCAACTTGCCAAGAAGCAGGCACTCATGGACAAGTGCAAAGCTCTGAAAGGATGTACGGACGTAGACCAAGATGTCTTCCAGGGCAGCTGTGGATACTGTACCGATACCAATCAGGGTGTTCCCATCGATAATGTCGGAAAACCCCTGTATCCCACCGATCCTCTTGGAAATTGTACGAATGTCATTACCTCTCGCTCTCAATGCCCTGCTCCTCCCACGTCCGGTCCTCAACCGGTCATTGATCGAACGTGTGATCCCGTTAACGGACGACTCTCCTCGGCATGCATGTATCGTCAAGTCATTAGTGCAGGATGCAGTGATGCGGGTGCCCTCGCCATTGCCCTGAATGGAGCCACCCAACCCGATGATTACATTTCCAATCTTCGCAACGGAGACGCCGTCAAACTCTATAATCGTACCGCCAATCCACCCTTGAATCTCGACATGTTTCGCCAAGGACAGGCCACCGTTAATCAAGTCCTACAAGAAGTACGTACTCTATCAGGAAACACGAGCAAACCCAGTAATTCTGCCATTGGTGCCGCTGCACGCGATTTATGTCTTCAACGCGGTGCCGTCAAAGGATACAACACCTGCGAGAATCTCCCTGACGGCCAAGCACCGCCATTTGATTTGGGATGCCTACAAGAACTCTTCTTGAAGATGGGAGGCCAACCCGCTGGCTGGGTCTATCCCACCGCACAGAATCTTAAAGATTACAACAACATGGGAACGTTGGGTGCCGTCAAACAATACTGGAATCAATTGATTGCGAATATGAAAAAATCGGACAGTTTTGCGGATTACAATACGCAGCGAAATGCCCTTGGATCCATTCTTGGTATCTCGGCTGAGGTTGGTATTAAACGTGCACCCTATACACAAGGAATTGAAGTCTTCTGGTTTGTTCTTGTTCCAGGGCAGCCCCAAAAGGTTATTGGATTCTTGAAACGAACCATTGAGCGTGATTGGATTAACTTGCGTTCTGGTCCATCCGGTATTTCCCAGCTTGGAGGAATTGCATTTGGATCCATGATTCAAATGACCGATATTCGTGTTCAGACCGATATCTCTACCAAATTCCATGTGGTGGTAGATGATGGTTTCTGGCTTGCCGTGAATCAGCCCGCCGATATTGATAAAACCGCGATGACACGTCATTCTGCCGACCAACCTGGTCTTTTTGAGAATCTAGGGCTTCAAGGACCCACCCCTTATCAATCGAATGCAAGTACCGTCTTTCGAGCCTCGAAACCCAATATAACCAAAATGTATTTTGAAGATGCAGGTGGCGGCTGGAACGCCCTTCAATTTACGATTCAGTCTGCTGCCATTCGTCCAAATATGTATTCTTTAACCTGTGAACCCAGTGCACCCTTCTTAACCTACGAAGTTGGACCAAAATCGGGCATCTGGGAAGAACTTCGTAATCCAGGCATGTTCTCCCAATTTATGGGTGTTGGAAATCCAGATTATCACGTGCGAACCGACGAGAAAGCAGTGGTTCCAGGAAAGAAGGCATTTATGCGTATGAACGGCTCTTCTTCTTATCTAAATATGCCGAATATTGCATTTCAGAGTTGGAAGTCCATGTCATTTGCTATTCGATTCCAGTCTATGCCTGTCAAGGAAACCCTGTGCCATATCTTTCCTTCTTCCAACTGCAGTTGGTCTTTTGCGATCGTAGCCACTCCTGTTAACGGAAGCACTGCAGCCATTACACTAGAAGTCAATTATATCCAGGGCGGTCGCGTCATTACTAAACAAATTCCTACTGTTTATCGTCTTGGTGTGGGAACATGGTATATGTTCTACGTAAATAACAAGAAGACCAGTTTTGATGTCTATTGCAATTATATCGATGGATTTCTTTCCAGCAACGGATCCGCATCGATCACTTCGGTAACCCTGGATGGAAACACTCCACTATGGAATACGAATGCGACATGGAATCCCGCACCAGGACAAAATGCTCAACCATGTAATATCTTGTTTGGTGGTGGACTCTTTCAAGGACAGTGGGGCGGTGTTTATGGAACATCTTCCTTTACATATGATTTGGCATGGGTTCACTTCTTTGATCGTGAACTATCGGGTAAAGAAGTCGTACGCGAATGCAAATGCGACTGGATCTATACCCAATTTCCTGATTCGTTTGATACGTATAGTACTCTGAATGTGGGTGCTAGGTAAAAAATATAATTATTCCGTATAAAGATCTTCATCTATAACTTACTAGATGAAGATCTTTTTAGATGTAGGGGCACATATTGGACAAACATTAGAGGAAGTCGTTCGACCTGAACACGGATTCGATAAAATCCACGCATTTGAACCATCATCGATTGCGTTTCAGACTCTTGGTTCATATCGTAGCAACTCTGTTAAACTTCACCCATTTGGACTTTCAAATCGATCTGGATTCGTTATATTGTATGATACAGGAACCGATGCCGCATCGGTTTATCAAGATAAAGCGGACTTGATTCATCAAAATCATGTGGAAACGATTCAATTACAAGAAGCATCTCAATGGATTATCGAACATACCCAGCCAGATGATACGATTTATATGAAATTAAATTGTGAAGGTTCTGAATGCGATATTATTGAAAATCTCATTCAAACTGGCGTATACGATCGTATTTCACATATCATGATTGATTTTGATGTTCGAAAAATTCCATCCCAGTTTCACCGTCAACATGAAATTCTCACCATGTTGAATGGTAAACGTAATTTTCATATCTCAAACGATGTCATGATCGGACCTACTCATCAGGATCGAACTCGAAATTGGCTATCTATATGTTCAAATGCATCTTAGACCCGTGAACATTCAAAATGGGCATTAGGCAAATATGACCAAAGGTAAAATATGCCTGGAATCTTATTTAAGAAAGTTCATGGGCCTAATAGAATCGCATACGAGTATATTTTCCACTAAATGGATCTACTGCAATTTCGCCCAATGGATGACGGAAATCCTGGTCTTGGCGAGAGAAGAGCTCTAACAAAAAGCCACCCGATTTTGGTTTGGGAAACAACATGTACTCCTTTCCTCCAATTTCTACCACCTTGCATGCAATGGTTGAACTGGATGCTGCCGACACTTGTCCTGTTGCTGAATTCACCTGTTGCTGAATACCCGTTCTCCCCGACTTGACCTCCTTCATTTCAATGTTTGTTATCAACTTGTCCACCTCCAGATTCGGATCAAACAAGTACTGATCTGCACGGCCTTCCACCACAAAGCACTGTACGCCATCATTGTCCGCGGAATTCAATCCGCAATCCACCGCCGATTCTTTCATGACCGTCAAAATGCTCTGATTGATTTTGTCCTTCTTGATACTCACATGAAACACCTTCTCATCCGATGTCTCATTCTGATCGGTGGTCTTCAAGTTCATATCCAGACTCTGTTTTTGTTTATCCGAAAACACTGTATAATATGTGAAGATCTCAACATCGCGCTCTGCAAATGGAAGATCCTTGTGCGAACAGATACGAATGGCACGACCCTTGACCTGATCCAGACGAACGTTGTTCCAGTAGGGTTCCATGATGTGCACCGCGCGGCAACACTTTAGCGAAATGCCTTCCGCACCTGCACCAGTAATACCAATCACCCAACAGATCTCGCCATAATTGTTGCGGCGGGCCGCATAGGGCTCCATGACCGCACGCATATTCGCTGGCAACTTGTCGAAATTGCCATTGAATACATTGAGAATCAAGTTGCGGCGATCCTTTGATCCTTCACCTGTAAATGTTATGAAACGCTTCTCACGTGCCTCTGGGCCTTTCTGGAGAGAGGCAATGGTCTCTGGAGTGAAATAAGGGGCCTGATCGGGTCCGTCAATGCGGATTTCTTTGAATCCGTTGGCTTTCAGGGCCAGCCCCAGAACACCGAGACCTTCCACCGTCTTGAACTGTGAATACACCAGGTTGCTTCCTTTGGCATTCTGAATGCGACGAAGCATGTGATCCAGCTTGGGAGAATAATAATCGAGACGAGATTCGGGTTTTGGATCATCGAGATTCAGATAGACGGATTTACCGGTTTCATCATATGCATCCAAATCACGCATCGCTTTCGCAATTCGCTCCTGGTAGGTGGGAACACGGTCTACGGCCTGCAAGGCTTGTGCTACTCCGCTTGGAACCGCAGGTGCTTGTTCTACATGTGTAGCATCCGCTGCGAAACCTTGAACTGGTTTTCTGGAACGAGAAGGAACTGCAGAGACAACGGGGAGAGTGGGATCACGTACTGGAACTGGTGCTGCACTAACCGCTGGTACTGCTGCTGGTACTGCTGCATTACCTAGAACGGGCTTTGATCTTTTTACTGCACTTTTTGCGGCAGAAGCTGCTGGTGCAGCTGATGCTACTGCTGCCGAAGATGCAACTGCTTGTGCAGATGAGGAGGCTACAGGGGCAGCTACAGCACTTTGGGCCACAGAGCTTTCCGAAACATTACCCATCTGAGGCTTTCTGCGTTTAGGAGGATCCGTTGGATCTCCCCCTACCATGCTATCATCAAACGTTTCATCTCCACCCTCCTCATCCGATTCCTCATCCGAACTTGAAGAATCTGAATCGGTCAAGGCACCACCTTGAACGGCAGCACTTGCAGCAACTGCTGCCTCTTGAGGAGCTGCTTCGCTTGGAGCTGCTTCGCTTGGAGCTGCTTCGCTTGGAGCTGCTTCGCTTGGAGCTGCTTCGCTTGGAACTTCATCTTCATCCTCTTCTGGTCCCTGGATCATGGCCTCTTCCGCTGCCACTTCCGCAGCCGCTTCCAAATCTTCCTCCGAATTCGCCACCATCTCACTCACCTCCACATTCTCATCAATCACCTGAATCTCCTTCTCCATTTCTTCCTCTTCCATCTTGGAAAAGGGGAATGGACGCTTGATTTTATTAGGAAATGCAAAATTGCAGAGTGCACGACTGCGAAAACGATAACTAGACGGATTCTTCATCTTCGCAAAGAGTTCTACCGCTGCAAACACATCACCTGTCTCCTTCTTCTTTCCAGCCTCTCCTTTGATCTCCATATTACGCTCGACCGTGTACATCGAAAGCACATGTTCACTCATCTCACACTTCACAATTTCATCCCTTACTACACGAGGCATATACTCCTCCTTTGATCCCTTATAGTATGAAATCATACCAGTCAAACGCTTTTGAAGAACAACCTTATTGATGATAGACAGATCCACTGGATTGATAAACTCCTGTTTAAACGATTCGTCGTCAATCGGTAATCTTGGATACGATACAAACGTTTCTTCACCAATTGGAATGCCCGCTGCCTTCAGCTTGGCCTTGATACGTGCATAAACCACATAGATGGAATCCTGTGCCTCCTCGTTGTATCGAACACCCACAAACCGATCACGATCCTCTGGATCCAGAACACGCTCATAGCCTTCATTAAACACAGAAATCAACACACCCATTTGGCGATCTCCCGAACGAAACCGCACAATGTCCACGCGAGGCTCCGATTCCGCAATGACACGAAACTGTTCCATAACCTGTTTATCCGCTGACAACAGCGATACTTCCGCACACTCGATATATCCCGACAGAACATTCGCTAAGATACCCAGCTCTTCTGGAAAGTTAATGATAGGTGTTCCCGATAGACCAATGATCTTGCTGTTTCGAGCATCCGTTAGCAACTTATAGAACAAATAGGCACGCTTGTAATTCAGTGTCATATCGCACAGACCTGGCTTCCACTTGCCTGGAACAATCGGTTCCGCTGGAATCTTACGCTTTCCCTTTTTACGATCCACGATGTAAGGTATAATTTCTCCTTGCATCAAACGGGTCAAGTTGTGAACTTCATCGATGACAATGACTGCATTATCGAAAAAGCGTTCGCCCGTCTCGGGATCGACCGTACAGGCATACCGCTTGAGCTCTGCTGCGGTAATACCGTTATAACTAATGAATTTGATTCGAGAGTCAATCATGGCTGTCAACTGCATACGAATGTCATCGCGGTCTTTCTGGTCGAGTTCATTGTAATTGGATGGCTTGCTAAAATCGGCAATCCAGATCGCACGACGCTCTGGTTCAGGGCGCTGACGAACCTGACGCAAAAACGTATCGGATAAGTTCAAGACGGATTTCGCATAAAAATACATCAGATCCAATTCGGTTTCTAACGGCTGACGAACCCAGTGATTGTGTACATTGAAATGACGGAAACCACAAAACGAGATTTCCGAAATAAAGTTGGAACGAAGGGAGAACGGCGTCATAACGATGATTTTCTTATTAGATGTTCCGTACAGTGCTTCCGCGGCGGCGATGGCACTACATGTTTTACCCGATCCAAGACCATGATACACCAAGATTCCTCGATAAGGACCCGCATTGCGAATGTATTCACGGATAAACTTTTGATACAAGAATCCCTCCACTACTTCTCCCGCTTTTTGTTCGAGTTTCGCACAGGCATCTTCGTCGATCTTTCCCTTGATCTGGGGAATAAGACGAAACACCTCCGAATAATTGTCGGAAATGAATCGATAAAAGCTTTTTCTAGTCTGGGGAGTATAGACTACCGTATCCGTTAGATAGGGGTTCTTCGATACAATCTCTGACTCCGCACGCTGATATTGTCCAAAGATTGGATCCAACCGAGTATCAATCTCTTGCTGTCTGGGAAGATTGAGAACTGGTCGGCGGGCACGATAATCGGGGGTGGGCTTGGCATAGCGTAGCTCCTTACGAGGAGGTATAACCGGCTTTACATCGTCTGATGCTTCTGCTTTTACCGCTTCTGCTTTTACCGCTTCTGCTTTTGATACAGCTGGCTTTGCAGCCTGTGTTGTTTTCGTTGTTTGTTTATCGCCATAAAAAGATTGGGCTGCCGTATCGGTTAGACCTGCTGGAGGACGTTGAACGGCTGCCTTCATCTCCACGGTTGCCTGTTTCGCAACAGTACTTCGTCGGACCAGGGCACCTACACCCATAGGTTTCTTTTGCACGGGTTTGGACTCCTCTGCAGAAGACATCTATTCGAGGGAAAGAAACTAACTTCTTCGCTGCTACACACTTTATGATACGTACTTTCCATCTACAGTGAATACAGCAACATAACTATAATAAGCAACATTAGACGCAGGTGTTATGCTTCCACCAATAACAGTCGGTTGATTCAGATGATTTGAATCATAAAAGGAAATTTTTCCAGATCCCGCTCCTGATACCATGATGAGACCATAATCGGAAGAGATACTATAAGGCATGGTAGTACTCAATACCGCACCACCAACAGTACTCCATAGTAATACTCCTGCGGTTGTATATTTTAATAAGAACATATCCAAAATTGGATTTCCCTCTTCATCTCCTTGAGTGGTATTAATTGGGTTCAGTGTTGCCACGGATGGTAGTGGATCCGTAGCGGTTGCGGAATTGTATAACACGAGCTGGCTATTAATGAATCCGCCCGTTATGAACAATGAAAACCCGTCTGAGCAAATGCTGAAACCATTATAAAATCCCGCGGCAGTACTAGAGTTGGCAATATGAAGTATTTTATTGATCCATGCAAGTTTACCATTATTTGCAATGTTAGAGTTGTTAATGGTATACTTCAATATCGCCATATTCACTGTTTCAGAAGTCGCGGTTGAATCCGCAACGAGTGTATAGACTCCATAACTTCCCATGTATGGATTTCGATACACATTTAGACCTGCCTGAAACAATACTAGTGCGTACACCCCTGTACTATCTATCGCTAGTGAAATTGCACTAGAAAGGAAATTGATTGTAGTGCTATCCGCCTGATTGACCCATTGATATGTTCCATTCGTAGAATATGAAATAATATACATAGATGTATGTGTATTAGATAGCGTGTTGTTGGTCAACGTTCCCTGTGATACAAATGCACCCGTTGTGGATCGCGTATTGTAATAGTTAAATGTATTGAAGAATCCTCCTCCAACATATACTCCTGCAGCATCACATACAACCGATAGAGCATTCGAGGTAGAATTCATGTCCGCACTATCAAACCGTGTTGCCCATTGGACGGCTCCCTGTGCTGTATCATATTGCACAATCAATCCTTGCTGGCGATTATTCTGTGTCGTTAAGGCAATCTGAACAGAAGTCGGCTGAACAAGTCCATTTGCATTATACACATTTGCTGCAGATGTAAAATAATTACATACATACAATTGTGATCCATTTGTGGCGATTCCTGTCTTTGCAACCTGGTCAACACCGATCGTATTGGTATAAAAATTAGCAGAAATGTTATCAATCATCGTACACCACTGAAGAATTCCATTCAAGTTGTATTTAACGATGAATAATGCAGCTGCATTCGTGGTAGTTAGAGATCCTCGTCCTGTTCCTTGTACTGGATTCATCGTTCCATAAGTAATTCCATCATAATATTCGATCAACCCGTTAAAATATCCGGATATATATACACCTGTTGTATCAGATGTAAGGCTAAATCCTTGTGTTAAATCACCCGTACATGTCTTAATGGAAGTGGCCCATTGTACTACACCATATTTATTATATACAACAACGAATGCGTCATTTGCAGTGCGACCACTTTGTACCAATGTCATAACAGGAACTGTGGTTATCGTATCGGTAATACCTCCATTATAGATATCAATAGAACCTCTAAATGTTCCTGTTGTAAAGGTTAATCCGTTGTAGGAGACAGAATCGGAAATAACATATGAACTGTTATTTTGGCCAATGATAAGGGCAGGCCATGGACCATGTGCTGGAGGAGAATAGGGTTCCACAACACAATCACCGCACTTCTTAACAAAGTGTTTCTGATTCTGATCGGGTATCGGGAGGGTATTCAGTTTGTTCTTAAATTGATAATATGTATCAAATGGTGGTAAATAGGGGTTGGAATCCTGATTGTTAACCGATGGATTCGGATTCGCAGCGGAGGGTCCATTTGTATTGGATATATAACACTTTGGTAGAATGGTATAGGGATCCTGATCTGTTATTAACTCAGCACAATAGGCACGTCCTGCTTTCTGCAATAGAATCTTGTCCGACGAATACGTCTGTGAGGCACTTCCCACTGCACCACGATAAACACTAGGATATTGCTGCATAGAGCCCGTTGCCAATGTCATTTGTTTACCACTGCCACCAAAAGAGAATGTTCCGTCTCCATTGGGGCAAACCGCCTCCGTCGGAACATCGGTTTCACGAAGACCCGTACACGTCGCAACACCCTTGATGTATTTTGACGATTGGATTTGATTTCTCCAAATCATAGTGCTCGAATCCACCGTCTGACTTCGATTCAGATAGACCGTGTTCTGCTTTTGGCGCAACTTGGTTATTTGACTCGCGTCCATCTTCTACTAAGCACTTTTTAGAAAAAAGTGCGCAAAAACATTTATTAGAAAACAAGCATAAAACGTTCGATAGTAAATTTAATGAGCAATCCATTCATCCAACGAAAACATGTCCCCATACCACATCTTCTCTGGGTCATATTTCGGATAATGCACAGTAGAAAAAAACGACAAATATCCAATGATGGCAGAGAAAGAACCGTGTGATAGGATAATATGTCGACACGTACTCGCATACTGAATCGTTTTCATTTCATCATAATGAATCATGTTCAAGGACGGATATGATTCACGAAGTTCTTGTATCATCTTATGATCTGGTTCATCCGTTGATACATATATGTTTTCACATTCAACTGATTGAATGGCGTTGCGATAATACTTAATTCCTGGATTAAAATGGGCAACATCCGTTAATCGAACGTGAATAAATACATCTTGATTTCTTTGATATCGTTCGCGAAATGGATTTTGTTCTATAATTCGGGATTGAATCGTATCACGATGCAAATACTGATAGATCAACTGGATAATCTCTTTCGTTTGAAAAAAAGCGTCATTCGGCTTCAGATTCGATTGAATCCGATCCGAATGATAGATCGACATATAATTTTCATCATTCAGTATCATACTTTGATTATATTTTTTCCTTCCCACATGCAATACTATCCCTAAGTCCTTGATGAAACGATGATTAAAATAAATAACGTACAAATTATGCCGTTCAGCTATCAAACTCACCGCAATGTTTCGTATGATCTGATTTCCTAATCGACCATTATTTAATGTTGTTGTCATATATTATCCTTATTCTACATGTTTAAGTTTTACTTTCGCTTTACTTCTTGTGTCGGTTCCAACAGTTCCAATGCAGCACGAGAGGCCTCTTGTTCCGCTACCTTCTTATTGCGTGCCGTTGCCGTTGTAATGACATGATCCTGTGGATCCAGTACACCCATCGTAAAGATGCGATCATGGGGCGGACCTACCACTGCAATCTCCTTATAACGCGGAGGAACATGATACAGTGCCTGAAACTTTCGAAGGAGCTGATCCTTGTAATTCGTATCCTCGACAATGATTTGTACAAAGTCAATATGTTTCTCGATGATTCGAACCAGGAAGTCATTGCACTGTTGCAGACCACGTCCGACATCCTCTTCCTGCAAATACATGGCTCCGAACCATGCTTCAAACATCGATCCCAGGATGCGGAGATTATTGCGACCATCACACACTTCCTCCATATGACGGCTAAGAATGATCCATTGACCCAGACCAATGTCCTTGGCCAGCTTCCCCAATTGTTTGTTATTTACGATTCGAGAAAGAATACGGGTCAAGAAACCCTCTCCCTGACCTGGGTATCGTTTGGTGACATAGGATGCAATCACGAGACCTAGTACGCGATCGCCTAGATATTCCAGCTCTTCATTGTCGCAGGTTCGAAGAGGAATACAGTCATCGGGTCGTGGGGCAATGATGATTTCTTCTCCATTTTCGGACTGTTCCTGCCATAGCTCGGGGCGATCTACGTATGATTTGTGGCAACACGCTTGGGCGAACAGATTGAAATTGTTGAAACGGCCTTTCCAACCATACTTTTTAAGAATCGGGATGACATCCGAGGGATTTACCTCCCGATTCTTTGGATTCCACGGATTAAAGATCTTGGCACTATCGACGTTCATGGTTTGACTTTCTTTTCCTTCATAAAATGATTCAAATTTATGTGTTATTCCCTGTTTCGTATTTTCGAGGGATACATTAGGAATGGCGGAAGAACAAGATGATCCCCGCCGTGTATATGAAAAAGTCGTCGACATTGGAGGCGATTGTTATTTCTTAGAAGATGATCAGACGACATTGAAGATGGGATGCAAAAGCCACGATGAATTCAAACGGACATTTGATCCCAAATTATATAACCGATCCTTACAAGACATCGAATACATCTTTGGACGTTATCTTGCCTTTGGAGAACAAAAATTAGAAAAATTCTATGGCGATGATAAAGAAACATTAGTTCAACTTCTTCAAACTCGTATCAAACAATTGAAAGATAGCAATGAATATTCTTCGTCCAGGATTATCAACAGTCGTATGAAAACCTACATTGACAAGATTCATGCCATTCTTGCAGAGCTTGGAGAAGGACAAGTGGTCCCCAATAACGTCGGTGAAGCAGAGACATTTACCGATGAAGAACTCTATCAATTCATTTTGGAACTAACGTGGTTTCTCACCCATGCTGATAAGGTTCCTAAACAAAATCGTAAACTATGGAATGAAATGGTTAAAAAGATGAAAGAGCTTGGATTAGGAGATATTGCAAAGACGATTCGATCTAATCAGTCAGCGAATTCCAAACCACCTGCCGCCGCTAATTTTTTTAAAGACGTTAATACCACACAAATGAAAGAGGCAAAAACGTTGCGACAAGCCGTTGGAGAGTCAGATGATACCCTTCGCCCAAAATTTCAATCTCTCATTACATTACTTCGTTTAAAAGGTTATTTGGACCCTAATGCCAGTTATAATGTGTCGATGGAAAACGACCTTCGCAGCAAAATGCTGAAAGATGTGCAAGGTCCTAGGGTACGAACGGGGGTACGAAGGCCTGCTTCAGCTCCTAAAAGGGTTTCTATTCCTCCTGTATTAGAAAATGACAATAAATCTGAATCGAATGCCTCTGCTAGGACAACCTCTAAAGTTGCCAAGACAACGTCTTATACTGCAGCCTCTTCTTCTAAGCATGGTTTATCACACGATATTGATTCAGATGATGAAATCATCGATGCTACTGGTGCTTCAGCGATCACTTCTGTCAATCCCTTTCCAGTTAATACAAGACCCATTCCACAAAAATTTTCATTTCAAGGAGGCGGTAGTGAATCAAACTCCACAGAGTCCTTGAAAAATGATACTCTCACTACCGATACGCTTTACCAACTTACCTCGCCCTTATTTGATTACATCCGTGTCTTATTTGATCCTATCTATTCCATTCTACAACGCCCCGAATTTGAAATGGATATCGCCCTGATAACCATCATTCCTCTATTGCATGTATGCATGAATATCAAACTTCCAGGGATCTATCGTATCTTGAATATTGATCCTGACGTTAAGACATGTATAGATACGATGTTAGGTGCTACACAGGAATTTATTTCTAATCTCACTAACTCTGAAAAGAAAAAACAATTCTTAGAACAACTACGAATCTTACCACGTATGCATCTTACATCGCTTCTTGGACCTTCTTCCAATTCGAATCACTACAAAGATCCGTCTACTCTTCCTTCCATTCAATTCTTATCTCTCGGTGTTAATTTTACAGTAAAGGAGGAAGCAACGAATGTTCCAGATGGATTCTTTAATGAAAGCAATCTATACCTTTCCAATACACCAGAAACGAGTACCACGGATAAACTAAAAGGTCTATTTAGCTCCAATTCGAATAAGAAGATCAAATTGTATACTCTTGATTGGAATACCATAAAAGCGTCGAAATCATCGCTTGATCTGCAAAACGATAAAAAGGAAATCAATCCAGAGTCTCTTGATGTCAATCCAGAAGTTCTATTTACCGATTCAGAGTTATTTTTAAAGACAATTATGATGGTTCATCATATCTTCCCAGGTAAAAATACATTTACACCGATTGAACAACCAAAGGAAGAACCTAAACCAAAGGCTGCTCCAGAACCAAAGGAGGAAGAACCAAAGGAGGAAGAACCAAAGGAGGAAGAACCAAAGGAAGAGGTGCCAAAGGAAGAATCTACTTGCAATGTGGATTTAGTCGCAAAAGAGTGCACAGGGACTCCATCTGAGAGAAAGGAACAATATCGCAAACAAACATTACTATTACATCCCGATAAGCATAGTACCGATGGATGTGAAAAAGAAGCGACAGCTGCATTTAAGGATCTTCAGTCAAAGAAATCATGTACTGAGACAAATGAAAACACTGTTCCTCAAACGAATGCCCCTCTCGCTCTTACAACCAACGCAATTGTTGTACCAACCAATACAGTTCCTCAAACGAATGCTCCTCTTGCTCTTACGACCAATACAGTTGTTGTACCTACCAACACCGTTCCTCAAACGAATGCTCCTCTCGTTCTTACGACCAACGAAGTTGTTGTACCAACCAACACTGTTCCTCAAACGAATGCTCTTACAACTAATGCAGCTGTTGCACCTACAACAAATACAACGGTTGTACCCACTACGAATACAACAGCGGTCGTAGTTTCTAAGTAAAGTAAACCTCTATCAGTA